ATATGGTTTTTGTCGATGGTGGCAATGACAAGGTAGCTATTGGCACGGCTACTGCAACAGCCATGTTAACTGTTGCGGGTAGCCTTAAACCCATAACATACCAAGAGACATACGTGGCTAAAAGCGCGGCGTCCACTGTGACTTGTGACCTAGCTACGGGAACTTCTTTTAGTGTGACGTTGGATCAAAACACCACGTTTGCTTTCACTAATCCTCCGGGGTCAGGCACAGCGTTTAGCTTTACTTTGTTTGTTACACAGCACAGTACCGCTGTTACGTTAACATGGCCTAACACGGTTGATTGGGCTGGCGGCTCTGCACCAGATGCAGCGGGTAATAACGAGGTTCAGGCATACGCCTTCTTTACTAGGGATGGTGGCACGACATACTATGGCTTCTTGGGAGGAACCGCCATTGCCTAGATCATTTGATAGTGTTTTTTACGGCGCGGCTGGTGGCGCAGTAGCTTTACCCAGTGACGATGAGTTTAATCGTGTTAGTTTTCTGTCTCATTTTAACGGTGCGAATAACGGCGTGAACAATGCGTTTAACGATGGCTCTACAAACAACTACACAGTCACTGCCGCTGGCAATGTAACCCAAGGTAGCTTTGGGCCATTTGTTCGCGAGGAAGGCTATTGGGGTGTGTCGTTTGATGGTAATGGAGATAAATTGACATTGGCTGCAAGCAGTGATTTTGCTGCTGGCACTGGGGATTTTACTTTTGAAACTTTTATGTTCAAAACAGAAACTACTTCGTCAAGTCAATATGATGGTATTTTTTACTCAGCAACTACGCAAAGGATAAAATTTCAACAATCCGATAGTATTATAAACATCCAAACCAGCGCCCGTGATGTGGCTATAGTAAACAATGACCAAGGTACATTCATAGGAGTATGGAGACACCTTGCAGTGTGTCGTTCAAGTAATACTTTACGCACATATGTTGATGGAACTTTAGCAACTACAATTACCTTAAACAGCGACGAAACTTTTGGAACAAGTTCGCCGTCCGTCATAATAGGCCAAAATGCACAGTATTTTGGCGGCGTTATGTCAAACTTCAGGTATGTCGTTGGGAGTGCGTTGCACACAGGGTCTAGTCTTACTGTGCCAACAGCCCCACTTACAGCAGTCACAAACACCAAACTACTAACATGCCAATCAAACAGGTTCGTTGATAACTCTGCGTCTGCTCACACAGTCACACCATCTGGCAATGCAGCCGTCACAGCATTTGGCCCATTCCTGACCAGCAGTGTGTATGACGCAGCGGTAAACGGGGCATCAGCATTCTTTGATGGTACTGGTGATTATTTATCAATGGATGGCCCCGGCACTTTGGGGGCAAGTGCTAATTGGTGCATGGAGTGTTTTTTTTATTGTAATGATATTGACCCCGGTATTGTTAGGATTATGAGTGTCAATGAAGCTACGGATGCAGATGCCTTTACGCTGATGAGAATTAGAAATAGTAAATATGAGTTTTATTCGGGCGGCGGTTCATCGTATGCATACAGTAATCAAATTGGTACAGCCAATTATAATGAGTGGGCGCATATTGCTCTGACAAAATCTGGAACAACAGTGCGTGGCTTTGTTAACGGTATTAAACTGTGGGAAGCAACGCATAATGCCACGAATGTCATAGCTAAATTAATTACTGGTTGGGGTTATGGGTCTGAATATTTCCCCGGATACATTTCTGATGCGAGATTTGTGAATGGTTCCTCTGTTTACACAGGCAATTTCACACCACCAACAGCCCCTCTCACAGCTATCACCAACACCTCACAACTATTGAACATGGCAGATGGACAGGCAATTGATAGCACTGCACAGAATAATCTGACTCTTGATGACAACACTAAAATTAGCAATGGGCAAGCTAAGTTTGGTGACACGTCTTTGTTGTTTGATGGTACAAATGATTACGCAACAACTATTTTTAAAACATCTTTTGGAGCAGGAAATTTTACCATAGAATATTTTTTCCGAGTTGGTTCTGTTAGCACTAATCAAAACCTGTTTCAGTTTGGAGGTTCGTTTTTGCCTGATGATGATGGTGGGCCGGGCTTGGGAATTAGAACTAGTAGATGGCGTCTGTACACAGGCGCAAATACAGCTACTCATCATGGCTCCGCTGGACCGTCTAATGACACATGGTATCACATAGCTGTTGTACGAATTGGGACAACGACTAAACTTTACGTTGACGGTGTTGAAACAATTAGTGTTTCAGACTCATACGATTACTCTCCACGTAAATATTTACTTTTGGGAGGTGGATTTGATGGCAGTTACGACATGAATGGTTATATGGACGAGTTTCGTGTTTCTTATTTTGCTAGGTATACTTCAAATAACTTTACAGTACCGTCAGAACCATTCGCAGATAAAGGACAATAACAATGAAGATAGCACGATTAGACGGCAGTACAGTAGGCGAGATAGCAGACCACAAGTCTCTGTTTCCTAACACTAGCTTTCCTAAAGCTGGCCCTGATGCTGATTGGCTTGCGGCTAACTCATGTGCCGAGGTGGTTGTGTTCTTAGCTTATGACTCAGCCACACAGAAGAACGAGAGCGTCACGCCATATCTGCAAGACGGTAAAGTCTACACTCGCCGTGTCACTGACATGACCTCTGAGGAACAGGCGGGGGTGGTAACAGCGGCTAACGCAGCAACAGCAACACGCAACAGGGCAGAGCGTGACAAGCGGCTGGCGAGTTGTGATTGGGTGGTGACTAAGGCGCTTGAAAGCGGCGGGGCTGTACCTAGTGCATGGTCAACGTACCGCACCGCTCTGCGTGATATAACCGCCCACGCCAACTGGCCCAACCTAAACTATCCTAACATGGATGGTAGCGGTGGCGATTGGCCTAGTGAGCCTAGCTGATGTTAGGGTTTGCCCCACTAGCTGACAACTCCATTGCTGGTTTTGGCAATATTCCCGCTGACGTTGCGGTTACGGGTGTTGCTGGTACGGGTGCTGTTGGCACTGTTAGTGTAGAAGCCGACATTCAAGTAACGGGTGTTGCTGGCACCAGCGCCGTTGGTTCGGTAACTTTAATACAAAAACACAACATATCGGTTACGGGTGTTTCTGGCACCAGCGCCGTTGGTTCGGTCCTTGTTTGGGGTCAAATTATTCCGAGCCAGTCTTCAGGATTCTCTGCCATTACGCCATCTCAGTCTCCAAACTGGGAGGAGATCGCTGCGTAGTTGCTTAGAAGCAGAAGTATGGGTATAGTCCAATTAAATTTATAGCTGAGGTCACATCATGGCTACATACACTGCAGCAAACGCGCTCAAGAAAATATCAACGGGTGATGAGTCTGGCACATGGGGCGACAGCACCAATAACAACTTTGATATTATAGACCGTGCTTCGAACGGATTTGTTTCAATTGCTCTGTCTGCTACTTCATATACTTTGGAATTGTCAACCACGTCAGTTTTGTCTGACGGGCATTACAAAGCTATAAAGTTTACAGGGTCTCCGGGCGGTACATGCACCGTTACGTTGCAGCAAAACGACAAGGCCAGAATCTATATGATTCTGAACAGCACCAATCAATCTTTGTCTATTACGCAAGGGTCGGGGGCCAACGTCACTATTCTTGCGGACAACTCTGCGATTATTTTAGCTGACGGCGCTGGCTCAGGAGCCGCTGTCACTGATTTTAGTTCTCTTATTGGCATCTCGGAGTTGGACGGTGTTACGGCTGGAACAGTTAGCGCCAGCAAAGCGGCTGTAGTTGACAGCAACAAAGACATTACAGGTTTTAGAAATGTTACGCTCACAGGTGAGTTGGACGCGGCTACTTTAGACATTAGCGGGAACGCTGATATTGATGGCACATTGGAGACAGATGCTTTTTCTATATCAGGCACTGTAGTATCTGCGACTGCGGACGAGTTAAACTACAACGACACAGGTGCGGCAGTTGGAACGGTTGTTGCCAGCAAAACAGTCACGGCTGATGCTAACAAGGACGTGGCAAGCCTGCGTAACCTAACCCTTACGGGTGAGTTGGACGCGGGAACGCTAGACATATCTGGCGCGGGTGATGTTGCAGGAGCGTTGACCAACAACTCCGCAGCGGTAAAGGTTGCGGGTGTAGAAACTATTTACGTTCCAGCGGGTGCAATGGCTCCCAACACCACGAACGGTTGTTCGGGTTTGGATCAGGTGGAACTGTCAAACGGCCCTGAACTTAGGGTGTTAGACTTTGATGCAAGTTCCGATGAGAATGCTCAGTTTACCGTGTGCTTTCCCAAATCTTGGAACGAAGGAACCATTACGTTTCAAGCGTTTTGGACAGTGACGGGAACGGATGACGGCACCGTAGCTTGGGGCTTGTCAGGCGTAAGCATAGCCGATGATGTTTCTATTAACACCGCCTTTGGAACTAACGTGGTAGCTACGGCGAAAGCATTTAGCGGAACGTCTAACGACATGACTGTTTCTGCGGTAAGTGGACCAGTAACTGTTGCTAGTGCTGCGGTAGATACACAGACATACTTTCAGATTATGCGGGATGTATCGGCAGACGATCAAACAGGAGATGCTAGGCTTTTAGGGATAAAACTGTTTTACACGACAGACGCAAAGAATGATGCCTAATGACTTCTTTTGGATATGACATACTAGGGTTTGGCGTAGGCGGCGCAAGTACGGTTATCTTGCCAACAAGCACGTTGATAAACAACCTTAGCAACAGAAGTAATGTCACAACATCTAGCTTTTTAGTAAACAGCGGAACTTTAATTATACCTGCCGACTTCTGGCTATGGGCCAGTAGTACAGGGGCAGCGGCGTTAATTGTAGACACGCCTAACGCAACCATAGAAAACTCTGGCTATATTGTTGGTAAGGGATCATCCAGAAGCGCCACTGGTGCTGGTGGTAACGCTATTAGCATAACCGCTTCAGGTGTTACAATTATCAACAACTCTGGTGCATATATCGCAGGCGGCGGCGGTGGCGGTGGGCAATCTACCCGCAACGGCAGTCCGGGCAGCGGTGCTGGCGGCGGTGGTCAATCTGGAACTCCTACGTTGGGTGCCGCAGGCGCAAATGGCGCTCAAGGCCCTGACGGTTCTGGCGCAGGATCAGGCGGCGGTGCTGGTGGCGGCGGCGCTGCGTGCACTTTTCAAGGCTTCGCGGAAGGCGGACAGGGCGGATACATATTACCCGGATCAGGCGGTGCTCGTGGCGATATTGGTGGTGGTAGGCATGGTGGTGCTGGCGGATCAAGCAATAACGCAGGCGGAGCGGGTAGCTCGGGTGGTTCTGACGCAGGTGGCCCTTTGGATTCTTCTGGCGGCGGTGGTGGCTGGGGAGCAAGTGGCGGAGCCAACGGGTTAGGTCAAGGTGGCTCCGCTGGCGGCAAAGGAATTGAATCCAACAGCAATAGTTTTATACTGACGAACAACGGTACTATTTACGGGTCACAATCGTGAGGGTGTTATGCCACTAGCAAAGTTAAAGTTTAAACCCGGAATTAACAAAGAAACTACTCCGTTCTCTGAAGAAAACGGTTGGGTAAATTGT